CCTCCCGACAAGAAGGAGGAGTTTGATGGTGAATTTATGGACGAGAAGGAGACCGATTTTCTCAAACGTGTTTCGAACTACATACCTGAGATAGGATGTAAAATAGGTCGGTTAGACGAAAAATCGATCTACAAGTCACTCCATTCAAATCTGAAATCTAAAACACAAACACCGTTGGAAGTTTCAGTTTCTTGTATTGAGAGTGCCATGCACGAATGGTTTGCGCACGGGCGCGACGTGTATGAAGACCGGCGCAGCAAAATGCTTAGAGTTACCCAAAAACTCGGCGTTACTGTTCCGGCCGTGACAGCCACCTTCGATGAACGGGTGGATCACTGGCACGAAAAATACGGTTCATCACCAAACAAGTCCTTGTAGTTACCTAGATGTATTAAAGGGACAAGGCAAATCCCATTTTTGTATATTAATACATGTATATTAACCCCTATATAAACTTTCCTGTAAATAAAAGGGCGCGGTCCACAGTGCCGAAGTCAACCAAGTGGACTATTGACTCATTGTTTGGTGGTGACATTATACCACAAGCGTTGGATGACGCGAATTCTGTATTGAATTTATTCCTGTCTGGAATGGCTGCAATTTTGTACATAGCAGTATTTGATCTATATTTCCGCTATAAAACAGCACGATCATATCATTCCTACGCAAGGTACGGGGAAGCCGAAATATCCCCACATGCCGATGAAGGTGATAACGAGCAACAAATTGGTGCTGGTTCCTCCCCCAAAATCCATAACGTGGTTTTTCAAGACACTCATCCAGGTTATTCCTTGGATACCCGGAGTGCTTTTGATCCCGTTAGAGATGGTCCCTTGATTCAAGATGCGACGTTAGATGAATTCTTTTCTCGTCCGTTGCGTATTGCATCCTATGACTGGGGCGTAGGAACAACACTTTTCCAAAAATTTGATCCCTGGACTCTCTATTTTGAGAATGCGCGTGTACTTGCTCGCATTAGTAACTACAAACTGATGCGATGTAATTTGCACGTGAAGGCAACAATTAATGGAAATGCTTTTCACTACGGCCGAGCTATATTAGCCTACAATCCTTTAGATCCGATTGACCAAATGACTGTTGATCGGGCATTCTTAGA